ATCTCTACCAAACCATCAACCATATCTTTCATAATATCAATATGAGATATAATCATTACAAAATCAAATTCAAATTTTAGATAATCAAATAGCATTGAAAGTGAATTTATATTGTCAGAATCTAAATTTCCAAAACCTTCGTCAATTGCAAGAAAGTTAGGTCTAGGTAAATTAGATATTTTAATAAGAGCTACACGAATAGCAAGTGATGATATGAATTTTTCCATACCACTTGTTAATTCCAGAGGCCATTTGTCATCATCTCCATATTTTATATAAGTTAAAATATTCTTACCGTCAACATCAAACTCAATTTCATATTCAACCATTTGAGAAAGTGTATTGTTAATCTCCTCTTCTAAATATGGAAGTGTTTCTGCAATTATTTCATAAGGTATACCATCTCTTCTTATCGCATCAAGATAATATTCATATGACTTAAGCTTTAATTCTAATTCGTGGGCATCAGATATTGTTGTTTTTATATGTGATATATTCTGTTGTGTTATTGATACATTGCTATAAGCTTTTTGTATTTTTGAAGATAGCTCGTCTAACTCTAATTTTATACTTGACTTTTCTATTTCAAGATTTTCAATAACTTTATTTATTTTTTCATTTGACTTTATAGTTTCCTTATTTTTATAATACTTTTCTATATCCTTATCCACGCCTCTTAAATCAGTCTTAAACGCACGCAGGTCGGACTTTCTCTGCTCTGACTTAATGATAATTTCTGAATTATATTGGCTTATTTGCAGTTTTTCGGCGCTTAATGTATTATATACGTTAATCAGATTTTCAACCTCTATTTTCTCTAATAATATATTGTCTGATATGCTTTTATCATGTAAAAGTTTTTTAACTATAACCTTATCCTCTTCTAATTCTATCTTAGCTTTATCTGCAGCTTTAACAAATTCATTGTTACAACAATATTTACAATCAGGGTCATATTCATGTGTATCTAATTTCGACATAAGGTCAAGTTTATTTCTTACGCTAACCTTTTTTACTTCTATTTCTCTAATAAGTCTAGAGTTATTTTCTTTTTCAGAATCTAATACAGATTTCTTGACATTTAATTCGTCTATATTTATTTTTGACATTTTAGAAACAGTGTCAGACATTTTAACCTTATTGGCTTTTTTATAGTTTTTGTATTTTTCTAACTTTTGATTGTTAAATTCTATTTCTCGTATACGCCTAGCTTTTTTCGATTCGAGTGTATCAATATCATTTTCTACAGTTATATTCTTAAGCTCTTTTACTTTACTATGTATTTGTTCTTCTTTCTTAGAATATTTCTTTTGTGTTTTTGCTTTGCTGCTATTAAGCTCTTTGTATACAGCCTCGTATTCTGAAAGACTGTCTTCTTCATCTATAAGCTGTTGAGAATAATCAGTTTTCCCAAAATTACGAAGTAAAATTTGTACCTCCTTTATTTCTTCGTTTGCAAGTTGATATAGCTCTTCAAATACAGTAATGTCTAAAAATTGAGAAAGTAAATCTTTCTTTTCAACCTGAGACTGGTCGATAAATCCTGTATTGTTATTTTGAACAGACATCGATGTTAATACAAAGTCGTTGTATAGTCCAAGATACCCTCTAATATTTTTATCTGTTTGAGTTCTCTGCTCTCCATTAAGAGATATTACATTGTCATCTTCTCCTACCATCCAAAAATCTACGTCAACACGTACGTGACCTGATTTTTCTTTTTTACCTTTTCTTTCTATAAAATAATCAACTCCGTCTATTTCAAAATTTAACTTAGAATAAAAATTATTTTTTTTGTTGTTTAATACATCAGAGGCTGATTTTGTTCTTGAGCACTTGTGAAACACGTTGAACATTATAGCATCCAATATAGCAGACTTGCCTGCGTGGTTAGGTGCAAATATACCAATTACATCTCTTAGCTTTGAAAAGTCTATAATATTATTTTCACCATAACTAAACATATTTGAAAATTCAAACGTCTTAGGTACCCATCGCACACCTCTTGATACTTCTATTGTAGATAGGTTTTTATTTAACTCTGTATTTATATTTTTAATTCTTCTTATTGTTTCGTCATCAGCAGGATGATTTGTACCAATATATTCTTCTAACAATTCATTTTGATATTGTACATCTCTAATATCTCTTGTTACAGACCTTGTAGTTTTATTTTGAGCATTTAACTTATCATTTTTTATGATAATAATATCTTTTGTCTTACACTTACTTTTTATTTCCTTTATTATATCCTTTAATTGAGCTTGTGTTGTATTCTCAGTTTTTATTCTCACTCTAGGATATTTAGGTATATTATCTATATTAGGAAGAACTCCGTCCTTTACATTTATCGTATAAAAACCGTGCTGATTTTCAAAGTTAACAAAGCTTGCGTTTCTTGTGTCTACATTCCAAACTGCACAACCGTGGTTATCAAAAGCTTCACCAAAATTCTGCTGTATTAAAGAGCCTACCTGTAATATCGTTTCTTCTTTATTATAAAACTGTCTTTTATGTATATCACCTAACATTACCATATCATATCCATCGAACATAGATATTTTAAGGTCGTCACTTTCTACTTTATATCCAGCATCGGTATATGACATATCAAGCGCGCCGTGAAATAAAGCAACCTTTGTTTCGGCATCAAATGATTTTGCTCTTATAAAAGTTTTAGGGTCGTCAAATATACTAAACACTACAAAGTGAGTACCGGCAATTTCATGTACTGCAGAATCTTTTAGATAATGTAATTGTGGATGCGACAAAGATTCTACCATAGGAGATAGCGAATCAAGTCTAGATGAATTATTTAGATTTGCATCATGATTTCCAGTAATTATTATTGTATGTCTTCTGTCAGCTAGATTTTTTAAGAACTCAGTTGTAAGTTTTATTAACTCAGGTGATATATCTGTTTTACTATGAACAATGTCACCTCCAACATATACTATAGAATTTTTTGGTAACGCATCAACTTGTTTATATAACTGTCGAAATACTTTTCTATACTCTTTATGTCGTTGATAATTTCTTATATGAATATCAGCTACGTGTAATACTTTTTCTAGTTTATCAAAACCTACATCAATTTTATTAAAGTCCAAACTTCATCTCCACTATTTTTCTAAAATCTAACGACGGTGTGCTTTCAATTAAATTTTTTATTTTTTCTCTACCCATTTCGTTAGGGTCAGAATCTTCTGGTATATCTACCATTCTAACATCTATATCTTCAGCCATTAAATATTCACACAATTCTATGGCTTCTTTTCTTGCATCGTTATCTAAAACTATATTTACTTTCTTAACTTTCTTTTCTTGTATTTTTGCTTTTAGCTTTTTAGGTAAGAACTTACCAAATATAGGAATAGAATTTTCACCTATTGTTATGGCATCAAACACTCCTTCACATATGTTTATTGATTTATTCCAATTTACTAAAAGTTCAAGGCCTATAACATCCTTTGACACTTTAGGGTTTTTATGCTTAAAATCTGTACTGTAATATGACCTGCCTACAAAATAATTTAACACGCCTTCTTCGTCATAACTAGGTATAATAATCATACCTGAATACGGTCCGGACTCACAATAACCTATATTATATCTCAGAACATCTATTTTTGTCAAGCCTCTACTTTTAATATACCTAGCTGCATTTCTAAATTCCGGGCTTGAAGGTGCTCCGTTAACAAGAGGTATAAATTCAATAGGTAAAGATACATGAATATTCTTTTCTTCTTTTTTTATATTTAACTTTATTTTAGATATACTTTTTAACTTTTGTATTTTGTCAAACGCACCAAGTTTCTTAAATATTCTTTCGACACCTATACCTTTAACACCACAAACCCAGCAGTGCCATTTTTCCGTTATTGTATTTATTACCAATTTCTTTTTATGGTGACTACAATAAGGACAACTAAATGTGGATTCGTTGCCACTATTTTTTGCAGCCCCTAATACACTTTCCAATAAGTTAATGAGTTGTCTATTCTTCATGTATCTAATATAACAAAAAATTCCGATATATTATAACTTTATCTCATTTATTTGAGTTTCAATTCCTTTAGTAAACCTTACTTTAGCAAATCTTCTTGGACCTATACAATCATTATAATATTCATTTTTTGAAGATACGTGGAACCTATGATGTAAGTTTTCTTCTAAATAATTAACCTGGCCTTTGGTTTCACCAAGTATTAAAATTTCAAATCTAAAATTATCCTTTCCTAATTTATTTATATCGCTGTTTAGAAGTTTAGAAGAACCTGTATATTCTCTCCAATTTGAGTCTTTTCTTATAACCTTTCTTCTTTTCTTACCTGCAACTTTGACTCTTCTAGTTGTGCCAAAATATTTTCTACCAATATATTTTTTATTAGACTTTATATTTGTAATTAAATAAACAAAACCAAAATATTCTTCT